TATTGCAGTTGGAGGGGCAAATCCACTTCTATATTTTAATAAAGCGCCAGGAGCAGATGAATATTTTTCCCATTCGTCTTCTGGAACAGAACCTTCTTCATACATCCACCTAAGGTTAGAAGAAAGATTTGCATTATGAAGCATAATCTGATGAGCCTTATTTATTTCTTGTTGCTTTCCTATTAATGGGGTAACTGCGCTCATTGGAAATGGAGTACCTGTATACATATATGGAATAGGTACAATAGGATACTCACTTATTGGAATAGTAAATTCATATAAAAATACATCATCTCCGACACTACAAGTTTTTACAATTCTATTTTCATAAAATTCAATTGAATCAACAATATTTTTTGAAAAATTCCTATCTTGTTCAAATTCTTTATACTGAGCCTCAGACATTACTTGTTCTTTTATGATGGTAGCTTCATCACGAGCCTGAGATATTAGTTCCATTTCTTTTTCTTTAATAGCTTGAGCAGCCATTTTTTGAGAATTTTCTATTGTTAGCTTGGCTCTTTCTGGAATCATTTCTCCTTCTTGGACTTGTTGCTCAACTTGCATTTGCTTTTCTATTAATTGAACTTCTATTTCTTCTTGGAATGCCTTTAGTTCTTCTTGCACTTGTTCTTTTATCATTACAAGTTCAGACTTTGAAGGTTCTATCTTTATGTAAACATTTCTATATTTAAATTTCTTTTTAGAATATGTTTCATAATATGGTATAATATCATCATCTTCAGAATTTGGACTTACCCCCATTGTAATATCTTCAGGTTGTATTGAATCTGTAAAATCAGCATCTCTTTGAGAATAAGATACTATATCTGTTCCCCTAGTTACTTTTTTAATTTTTGCTTCATGCTCAGGCAACATATTAATAAGTCTAGATCTAGATATATTTTTTCTTATTTGTATAAAAACAGCGTCTCTAAATAAAAAATCTTTACTTGCAGGGTCTATATAAACATCATATGGTTCTATTTTTTTAAATACAACTTCACCCATTCCCCTATCAGCATCTTTATCAATATCAACTAAAAAATATCCAATTCCCTTTGTTAGTGAATCTAATACAACTTGACTATAAATAGATTTACCATTAGATAAATACCAACAGTAATCAGCATGTACTTGAGCTACATCAACATCATCTCCAGTTGCCCCGACTGCTTTCCACTTAGGATTATTTGCAGTTACAAAATATTTCATTATTTCTATAATAGGAGTAATCCTATTTATAGTAAAGCTAGGCATTCCAGATTCTTCTAACATTGTTAGTTCATCTTTTGTCAATTGTTCATTTAGATAAAAATCATATCCTTTTTGACTGACAGTTTGCCATCGTTGCCTATGGCTATTATTTGACCTATCCCATAGTTGCTTATTTACTTGCGCTTTTGATTTTTTGGTAATGCGGGCCATTAATCTCTAATCTCTACATGGACTAAATCATCGAAATTATTATCTTTGATTTCGCCATCGCTATCCCAATCGCCGCCCCAGCGTATATTAACTTTAAGCTGTTTACCAATACCTCTAATCATTCCACCCATATAATGAAACCTTTCTCTATCTTCCCAATCAATAGGATAGGGAGCGAGATCAACAGCTTTTCCTTCAATATGTTTGCTAAACTTAGTTTTAGTTTTGCCTTGTTTTAATAATTCCTTCTGACGTTCCTCACTCCGCAATCCTTCAATAATAGTAACATCCATTAACTTAACAAGTTCATTTAGAACATTTACAAGTTTTGGATTAACTCCTTTTAATCTTTTTCTACTTCTTTTGCCAAACTTATACATCTAAGAAACCAACCAACTTTTTGCTTTTCTTCTAGGTTTAAACCAACTTTTTTTCTCTTTATCCTTTTTCATATTTGGAGGAAAAGAGTGTATTTGTGAATAATAAAGGCTTTCAATTGTATCATCATGAGCCATTTTAGGGCCAAAAGTAAGTATTTCGTTAATCAAATCAAACATATTTTTCCGTAAATGGACTGTTCCGGTACTAAAACGAGCCGAAAGTCCAGAATAAATGCGATTTCTTTTCTGTTGCCCACCCGGTTTTTCAGGAATTACAGCAATATGATACTTATTTAACCTTCTTCTTTCATCATTCATTGCTTGAAATATACTTCTATTCATAGCAACATCTTCAACTGTAGATGATATACAATTATATTTTTCATGTAATTCTAGTATTATATCTACAACACCTTTTTTCCCAATAATTGCACCTGTGTCTGGATTCTTAGAACCTATTGTTGGAATACTTCGATGTCTTTCATATTCTAATACATATAATTCATTATTAGCATCTATAGCTATAACTGTAATAACACTAAAGTCTGAATGTTTAGTATCTATGTCTGTAGCAGGATCACATCCAATAAATGTATTAACTGGTATATCTTCATTATCTTTTACAATATAATTAACACCATCTTCATTTTTAAAATAACCATTCCAATATTTTATATGGTCTCTTCTCCATATAGCATCTTCTTCAGATTGGACTTCCATCATATATTCTTGATAGAATTTTTGCGGCATACCACTATCAGAATAGAATTTTTTCTTTTCTTCTAGTTTCTTTTTATTAAAAAATGATGACCATAATGGAGTATCATTATCTATAAATGCTTTATAAGTAATTACCTTCCAAGCAAAGTCTTTATTTTCTTTTTCAGCTTTGGCATAATTTGTAAGAAGATTGTTAATAAAGCTATCATAGTGTACAGGAGTACCGTTGACACGAAGGCGACCAGTGTGAGGCTCAATAGCAGGATAGACAACAGCGGTAACAAGATTAGCGTTTTTATCCCTTGCTTCTTTTGTGATTGTGTTTGCTTCGTGTTCAAAGTCATCGAGTACAATAAGGTCATATCTTTTGTGTAATTTGGCTCCACCCCGTATCCCAGCGACATTACTCTTGGATATGAGTTTACATCCATTTTTTAATTCTATATCTTCTTCTGTCCACTTTTTACCTTTAAGGTCTCCGAAATAATACTTTAATCTATCATTAAATTCCAAATGATGTCTTATATAATCCATATTTCCTACACTCAGCTTTTGAGTAGCTGATACCCAAGCATAAAAAAGAAAATCATTTTTACAGAAAACAAAGTCTTTTAATATTGATGCTTTTGTTAATACAGTCTTTCCATGTCCTCTAGGAATAATAATAGCAGATTGTTTAACTTTCTTATCATCTATTACATCTGCAACCTCATAATGAAAGAATGGAGTTTCACTTCTCAGGAAATCGTCAGGTAAAAATAATTTACCAAAAGCAATTAAATCTGTATATGCAAGTTTTAAAGCTTCTTCAGCTTCATTTACATTCTGTGTATTTATATTTGCCATCTGTAATAAATTTCCATTGTTTATAACTTTGAGATTTACGACCTCTTTGATGATGTGAGTGTTGATTTGGGCCTTTATTTGCTAAACCCCAATAAGATAAATTTGGTATTAAAATTATTTCTTCCATTTTTTTCTTTTGTGTTTTAAATATTCTGCTCCTTCATAAGGATTAAATATAGTAGTTATTAGTCTATTATCATCGTCATCATATTTAGGATCTATAATTGTAACTGGAGCATTAAATATATTCTTATCATCGAGTCCTAATTTTTCAGCATAACTATCCATTATTTTAAATGAGGCTACTTGAATTGCATGGCTTATTAATCCACTGGCTGAATCTTTTAATACTTGATACCCTGATACATGAGTATGTCCACAAGTAAGTATATGGTCTTTCCATCCCATTTGAGCTGCTTTTGCTACTCCATGAGCTGTGTTCCACATTGAATGACCTTTAAACATATGCCTTGCATTTACCCTTACTTCTTTTCCGTTTGGAAATATAAGATTAAGTCTAGCTCCCCATTGTTCATATATACCACTATGTTCTCTCATAATAAATTCTAATGGATCTCCATCTCCACTCCATACATCATGATTCCCTGCTACTAGATATAACCATTCTACTTGATTAACAAAATGTTCTGTAAGTCTCCATGATTCTTTAGCTGAAGTAGATTGTTGCCCATACAATGATTGTAACCTACCTATCCAATTATTTTGAATATCGCCTAAATTCCCACCAAACAATCCATCTGTTTTATTTACAAGATTACATAAACTATATATTTCAGCTAAATCTGTTCCATCGTCATCAACATGAGGGTCTCCAAAATGAAGTATCCCAATAGGCCCGTGCATTTTTATTTTTATGTTTATTAATTTTTTTGATTTTTTTGCTTTTAATTTTTGTGAATATTGTTTTTTGCGATGTTCAATTATTTCTTCAATAGGTAAGTGATCTACTTCTTCTAATTCTTCTAATTCAAATGGCGATTTTTCTACTACGACAGGTTTTAATGTTTTTTTTGTACATGCTTGACACATCCATCGTTGTCTTTTTTTTGTTTTCCAATACGACCATCCATCTTTCCTCATTCTTCTTGATCCGCATTTAGGACATGCTATGATGTTACCATCATCATCTTTTCTCATCATTCTTCTTCTTCTAAGTTAGATTCATTTAACATTTTTTTTCTATCTGCTATTTGCAAGTCTTCAGAACCAAATCCTTGAAACATTCCCACGATACCTAATTCTTTTTGTTTTATATTATTCCCAGAAGTTCCAACAATCTTACCCAGTTCTTTAGTAGACTGCAATATAATATTATCATCTTCACTATAATCAGCAAGATGTTTTAGTTTATTTAATATATATTCATGGTCAATACCAAGTCCTTTAGCGACATCTAATACTGACTTTTCTATTTCTTTCATAACTCTTTCCTGTTTAAGTAGTATCGCTGCTTTCTTACCAGCTTTATTTGTTGACATTTCATTATATGCTTTCTTATAAGCATCTACAGCTCCCATGCCTACTACAATATTAGTAGCAAACATCTTTTCTTTATTAGTTACTTTTTTTCTTTCTTTTATTCTTTTATTGGTGTCTTTTATATTTTTGCTAAATGTATACCTATTAGGATGTGAATTGAAATCAGTATCCATTTTAACTGTATGCCTATTTAAAAAACTACCTACTATAGTTCTTACCCAACCATTTGCATATTTATAGTTTTTTCTGTCACCGGGGTGGTTGACATTCTTACTTACTTTAAGTAATTGTACTATGCGGTCATCATCAGAGTAAACCCAATCGCCTTCGTTTCCAGTTCTCCAATCATCGTGAACTTCCTCACTTGGACAATTTTCTTTAAACTCTTGATAATCTTCATATACATAATGGTCTACACCTTTAATTGTTCTTTTCTCCAAACAACTCTCCTATTGTTACGTTATAACCTTTATCTTCTAACTTACTTACTAATTTATCTATTAAATCATTAACAGCTTCTGGTATCATATATATTTTACTATCTATTTGTATTGGAGTATATGACTTAGAAATTGTCTCTAATATAGCCTCTTGCTCAGATTCATTAAGGTGAGATAATTCTTTAAACTCTTCCGCCATTTTTTTCCTTCTTACTACACATTATATATTCCTTAACCCAACCACCGCCCAGAATCTAATATGTAAGTCAAATCAAAGTCAAGTGATACGACCAAGTTGTTTACAAAAAAAATTATAGGATTTTGAAATGTAACCTTTTTCCCATTAGATACCCCCTTGAAGGGGGATTTCGTAAATGGAATTTACGTTATTTTTGATTTGTATTTTATTTGATTAATTAATTAATAAGTCAATAAGGAGAATATGAATGACTTGGAATAGCAAAGATACTAAGCCTAATAAGGCTGATGTTGATGCTCCCTTGCCACCTATCACTCGACAGTTCTTTCGTAATCAGATTATCAAACTTGAGCGCGACTTTGCACCTAAGTTTGAGAAAGCTGGATACAAGGGACAGAAGAATGTGATATTTGGTACATGGAGTCAAGGCTATAATGACCTTCAGAAGACTCTCAATTCAAAGATAACCGCAATCAATGCTAGATGTGTTGCTTATGGTTTTGAATCTTTAGTTGAATTGGAAGAAGAAGAAGTTCAGCCAATCAAGATGAAACCTGAATAGGTATCTGATCTAAATGGAGGATGGGAGTGAAGTTTAGTAGCTCCCACAACCTCTTTATTATTATTTATGACTTATTTATTAACATTGTCGGAGAGTGCCTGAGTGTGTCGAGAGTGTTATTTTCTCGTATAATATGAGATTTTTGTGTAACTTGGGCAAAAACTTTATTTGTGGTGTTGTTATCTTAATTGATAGTAGAGGCTGGGCCGTAGTCCAAACTTTATTACCCTTCGGCAAGGTAGACACAAAAAATTTAATTTGGGTTGTGAGCGGCACTACAGTCGTGAAAGTAGAGTACTTATGTAGCAAGGTTTGGATTACCAGCCTTCGGTAGAGCTTAGTCTCACTCTCATAACCCTAATAATTAGTAGTGTGAGTAATGCGCGTCCTGCAGGTGCGACCTAAGGCAATCGGTCTCCATATGACTTAGTTCATGATGGGTAAAGCATAAAGCACTACTATTAAATTGTGCCTTGAAAAGAATCTATAATGAGCCTTTTGTATACGGGTAGTGTAAAAACTTTAAATCTAGATGAGAGGACGCTCGTGATAGGCGCAAAAAATTAATGATCGCGGGGAATGCTGGTTGCAATGTTGGGCTCATATCCCGACTCTGGCAAGTTCGATTCTTGCCCCCGCTACTAAAATTAAACAAGGGGGAATCATGTATTTCGATAAATATACTATAGCAGGTCTAAACATATATCAAAAAACTTTATATACTAAAAAATATATGATATGCATAGAATTATGTCTTAGTCATCCATGTGTTGAAGTCTCTGTTTATGAGATAGATGGTGCTGGGATGTACCAAGACAAAAAGATATGGAGTAAATGTTTAATGTCTAAAAGATTTGAGAGGTATGATAATGTCTGATTATATTATGTATGATGAAGAAGTGATAAAGTGTCTCAAGAGAATCAAAGAATTAGTCCTTGATAAACATACCAAAACACGGTTTGATCATGTGCGTGGTAATGTAGAAAATAAAGAGATTATGGCTGAATCTATAGATAGAGCAATTCAAATTATCGAGGAGAGTGGTACTTGAGAACTGATCATTCTTGCTAAGCGCTTAGTATCGGAAAGTTCCGTCTGGTGCCACTCTTCAACTTTAAACAATAAACATGGAGGAATAACAATGAATACAATTATAATGCAAAATAAAGATAAATGGGTATTTAACCATTATAACAGAGTAATAACTGTAAGAGCCAAGACATATAGAATGGCTATAAATAAAATTTCTAAAGAATTACAGAGGCAACGATGAAATATATATTATTATTGATGCTGTGTTTCACAGCTTGTAAGAATAGTGGTGAGACATATATAGTTACTGATAGATTTGATGATAGACACAAGTATGATAGACTGCCAGATAAAGATAGTATGACTGTATATTGTCAGATACATTATGAATGGGAAAACATTCGATATTATTATACTGAAGAAGGTGTAAAGTATTGGATGAGAACTTTAAAATACTTTTAACAAGAAGGGAAAATAATGATAACATTAAAAGAACTTGAAGAAAAGATACCTGATAAAATAATAGGTGTCGAGATGCACAATAAGAATACTGTTGTGTATATAAGTAATGGTAAGATTAAAATTATGAGCAAGGAGAGTAAGCATGGCATTCGATAATGCTAATCATCCTATCGAGCATAAGATTAAACTACTGCTTGGTATGAGAGGATATGATAAGAAAGAAATGAGATTTAAGAATGGTTCTGATGGTAGAACATTGCAATATCAATATTGGAAAGTTATTGATTTCAATGATTTGATGTATGTTCAAGAACATTGTCCTGTTACATTTACCATTGTGAATTGGGAAGATGAAGATACAGGGCCTCTTACAGCATATAGAATGCACTATTAACTATTTAGGGCTGTCATCCACATACGTCATGTAATCACAAAACAATCCTCCTTGTGATTCTGGCAGCCCTATAACTTTTAAAGGAGAAAAAATGAAACTACGAACTAAAGATGAAATAATAACTTGTCTTATTGATATATTATCAAAAGATGCTCTAAAGTATCATCCAATGGATGATGGATGGAAAGTAGAAAAAGAAGCTCATGATGAAATTTTGTTTAAAGGATGGGTAGAATGTCTTAAATGGGTATTAGGATTAACTGAAGAAGAAAAAAAAGTATTTGTTGAAGGAAAAAACACATTAGTAGTAAAAAATAAGGAATAATTATGTATTTAAATATAGAGGGAATAACTCCTAAAATTAATACCGATGATGATTTTATTAACTTTATTAAATATAGAGTAAGAGAAAAATTTGATGATGCTGAAGATATTATTAAGATCATTGAAAAACCTTATAGTCATGATTGTCAAGGTAAATATATTAAATTTTTAAAAGAGGAAGTATATGGGGATACTGAAGATGCGCCAAAGGACGTTCCTAATTCTCATACAATATAGCGGCGCGAGTGAGTAAGTATCCCTTATTTTGAGGGTTGTGCTTTATAAACTTTAAGGGTTTTAAAGCAGTAATTAGGTATCCAT